TGAACAGCAAGCCTGAAGAGGCTGCCAAGCGTGAAATCTGTTGGGCGCAGTTGCGTGCCATCGAGAACTTCAAGAACGAACTCACCAAAATGATCGACAACGGCAAGGTGGCACAGCGTGCCATCGAACGCGCACAAAAAAATCTTGTTTAATTAAGGAATAGACCAATGCAAACAGTAGCACCAACGCCAGCGGCGAGTGTTGTACAAGGTCCGATGAATATGGCCGAAGCGGCCAATGCACTTGCTGGGATGCTCCCCGATGAGGGGCAAGAGGAGAGCAGCGAGGCGCAGTTGCCCGATGAGGGCGCGGCGGAAGATGAAGAGTTGCTGGACGATGCAGACGCGAACAGTGACGAAACTGATTCCGAACAATCCGAAGAAGATGAGAATTCTGAGGAGGAAGAACAGCCACAGGTCTTCACCGTCAAGGTTGACGGTAAAGAAGTCGAGGTGACGCTGGAGGAACTCCAAAAGGGATATTCAAGGACTCAGGATTACACACGCAAAACGCAGCAAATTGCGGAGGTCAGGAAACAGACCGAGGCAGAGTTGCAGGCAGTGCGTGCCGAGCGCGAGCAGTACGCTCAATTGTTGAGTGCTCTAGAGGCACAGGTTCAGCAGGCAACGCAGCCGAACATTGATTGGGATCGTCTTTATCAGGAAGACCCCATCGAGTGGGTAAGGCAGCGTGAGTTGATGCGTGAAAACCAAGAGAAGAACGCGGCGATCCAATCGGAAAAGCAGCGACTCTCTGAGTTGTCACAGCAAGAGCAGATGCAACAGCATCAGATGTTGTTGCAGCAGGAACAAGAGGCTTTGATGGCCGCCATACCTGAGTGGAAAGACTCAAAGAAGGCGGCTGCTGAGAAGGCAATGCTTGTTCAATTCGGCCAGAAGGCTGGATTCTCACCTGATGAACTGAAGAATGTTGTGGATCACAGGGCGGTTGTGTTGCTGCGAAAAGCGGCACTGTATGACCAGATGATGTCCAAGCGTGGACAGATCAAGCCAGTGACGAACAATGGGCCAAGACCTGCCAAGCCTGGTGCAGCAGGGAGAGTCTCCAACAATACAGAAGCGATGCGAGCACAACAGCGTCTTGCAAAAACTGGCCGTGTCGATGACGCGGCTGATGCCATCTACAAACTCTTGAAATAAGGAAACCATCATGTCTATCGTAAGTAATACATTCACCACATACTCTGCCAAGGGTATCCGTGAAGATTTGAGCAATGTGATCACAAACATTTCTCCCGAAGAAACCCCCTACCAGTCCAACATTGGACGCGAAACCATCTCCAACACCTTGTTTGAGTGGCAGACCGATGCCTTGGCTGATGCTGCCGCCAACGCTCAGTTGGAAGGTGATGATGTCGCATCGTTCGACTCAGTGACCGCCACTGTTCGTTTGACCAACTATGCACAGATTGCTCGCAAGACCATCATCTTGTCGAACACTGAAGAGGTGGTCAACAAAGCAGGCCGCCGTTCTGAGTTGGCTTATCAGATCGCCAAGCGCGGTGCTGAGTTGAAGCGTGACCAAGAATTCGTCATGTTGAATGGCGGTATTGCTGTTGCTGGCAACACCACCACAGCTCGCGTGACTGCTTCTTTGGGCGCGTTTGTCAAGACCAACACAGACAAGCAAACCAACGGCGTTGACCCCAGCTACACCACTCTGCCAAACAGTGCTCGCACTGACGGCAATGTGCGCACCTTTACTGAAACCATTCTGAAGAATGTGATTCAAAAGGTGTGGTCTGCTGGCGGCACACCGAAGATTTTGATGTGCGGTCCAGTCAACAAGCAGCGCGTGTCTGGTTTCTCTGGCATTGCGTCCAGCCGTTTCAACATCAACGGTGGCGAAAAGCCTGCCGTGTTGATCGGTGCAGTTGACATCTATGTGTCTGATTTTGGTAATGTTGCCGTCATCGCCAACCGCTTCCAGCGCGAGCGCGATGCATGGGTGATTGATCCTGAGTACGCAAAGATGACCGTTCTGCGTCCATATCAGCAAGTTGAGTTGGCCAAGACTGGTGACGCTGAGAAGCGTATGTTGTTGATCGAATTCGGCCACAAGGTGTTGGCTGAAAACGCTCACGGTCTGGCAGCAGACTTGATCACTTCTTAATCAACTGAGAGGAATGGGGGGAGGAGAAATCTTCCCCCTACTTACATGGAAAAACGATTTTTTGATGCAAACCCTGAAAAAGGGATCACACGCACTTGGCACTACAACGACTTGACTGATGAGGCAACGATTCAGACAACTCAAGATTTGACTGCTGTCATCGAGGCCAACAAGCGTGACTTTGCCACCATCGACAACAAAGCAAACTGGAAGGGTGAATGGCATCATGTGGCCAGCATTCCTGAGACGGTTTACTTTCAATTGAAGTCTGAGGGCAAGTTGGACGATCCTGTTTACATGAAAAAATGGTTAAACGATCCTGACAACAGATTCTTCAGAGTGAGGCCAGGTCAGGTATGAAATACATTGCAGTCTGCACGCCAGCGCGTGACATGGTTCACACCAATTACACCTATTGCATGGTCAACATGGTGGCGTACCACACGCTCAACACCACTGACGCTGTGAGCCTCAAGATACTGCAAGGCACTCTGATTCAAAACCAGCGTGCCGATTTGTGTTTGGACGCGATGCGTGAGGGTTGCAGCCACATCCTTTTCATTGACTCCGACATGACTTTCCCGCAGGACATGATTGGCCGATTGCTGGCGCATGATGTGGACATCGTGGCTGCCAACTGCGCCAGACGCAGAATGCCAACAGGTCCAACCGCACAGAACTACGATGAGAACGGCAAGCGCCAGCCTGTCTACACCATGCCTGAATCCACTGGACTTGAGGAAATTGGCTCGGTTGGCACTGGCGTGATGCTAATCAAGCGCGAAGTGTTTCAGGGAATGTCTGAGCCGTGGTTCGATATGCCATGGCAGTACGACAATCGTGGCTACATGGGCGAGGATGTGTTCTTCTGCAAGAAGGCGCAGGAGCTGGGCTTCAAGGTGTATATTGACCATGATGTCAGCAAAGAGATTGGCCACATTGGCACATTTGAATTCAGGCATGAACACACTTGGGTGATGAAAGAACAGCTCGAAAAAGAGGCAGTCTAAATGGCATTGACCACCTACACAGAATTGAAGTCATCGCTGGCCGATTGGCTTAATCGGTCTGATCTGACCTCAGTGATTCCTGACTTCATCAGTCTGGCCGAGGCACAGATTGAGAGACAGTTGCGTACCCGCCAGATGATTGTGCGTGCCACTGCATCCTTTGCGGCGGCGGCTGAGTACGGCACAGTGCCTGATGACTTCTTGGAAGCCAAGGCCGTCAAGCTCAACACCAACCCAGTGACATCGCTGACATTTCAGACGATTGACGCAATGGATCAGTTGTCCAATACGACTTACCTGTCCAGCGGAAAGCCACTGTATTTCAGCGTGGTGGGCAACCAATTCAGACTGTTGCCGATACCTGATGGCGCGTACACGGCAGAGCTGGTGTACTACGCCAAATTGACAAAGTTGTCAGCAAGTGTGGCCACCAATTGGCTGCTGACACAAGCGCCTGATGTTTATTTGTACGGCGCACTTTTACAGGCTGCGCCATACCTGCAAGACGATGCGAGAATCACGGTGTGGTCATCGTTGTATTTGGCTGGCTTAGACCAGTTGCAAGTCGCTGATGACCGTGGCTCAACCTCTGGCGGCGCTTTGATGGCGCGTGCAAGGACATTCGGATGATGATCACCACCACCAAAGGCGACATGGACGAGTCCCTGTTGCAAAAGTCTGAGGGTTCAACTGAGAATGACAAAGAGATCATTAGTTGGGTTGAATATCGTTTGGATGACGAGCTGGTACACAGATCAGTCCATGTTGTGTTGAAACAAAATGTCGCAGCCGATGGCGTTGCGGCTGCAATTGGATAAGGAATAAAACCGTGGCCAATACTCAATCCATGTGTACCAGTTTCAAGGGTGAGTTGCTCACAGGCACTCACAATTTCGGCACAGGCGTTGTGCGTGCATCGACTGCCGCTGACACTTTCAAGGCGGCCTTGTACTTGGCAACCGCCACCATCAATGCCTCTACAACCGCATATACGACCACTGGAGAGGTTTCAGGAACAGGCTATACCGCAGGCGGTGTCACGGTGACATTTGGCACAGCGCCAAGCACCAGTGGCACGACAGCGTTTGTCACGCCAAGCGCCAGCATCACCTATTCAGCCGTGACCTTGTCCACAGCCTTTGATTGCGTTTTGATCTACAACTCAAGCCAATCCGACAAAGCGGTGAGTGTGCATACCTTTGGAAGTCAGACCGTGACGGCAGGAACATTCACACTGACCATGCCTGTCAATGACGCAAGCACTGGCCTGATCAGGCTGGCTTAAAGCGGGAGCAGCGGCATGGCTGCTTATGGTTCAGGCTACTATGGACTTGGTGTCTATGGCATAGGCAATGTCGTCATCAGCGGCAATCAGTCAACTGGTGCTGTTGGTACGGTTGTCTTTACCAAAATAATTGCCATCTCAGGCAATGCCGCCACAGGCGCAGTCGGCAACCTGCTGACCGATGTCTCGATCCAAGAGGATGGGACGATTGCCACAGGCAATGTCGGTACGGTTTCACCGCAAGCATCGTTTGCAATCACAGGCAATTCGGCAAGCATGGCGGTGGGCAGTGTCACGCCAAGCGTGTCATTTGCCATCAGTGGCAATTTCCTCACCACTGCCATTGACAGCGTTGGCGCTGTCATTGCACCAGAGCTGACAGGCAATGCCGCCACTGGTGAAGTCAACACGGTTTCTCCGCAAGTCATTTCGTTTC